ACTTAACATTTTGTAATCGTTTAATGTACCATAAGCTTGACTCAACTCATTAATTGTAGGTCTTGTTGGCTCAGGTACAGTATTGGTAGTATCTTGTATCCAGTTTTGATAAGCTGTGTAGTAAGCCTGTGTTACTACATACAAATCAATGATGTTTGTAGTTGCTGGATCAATGCGTGTTGTGTTGTTGCTATTATGTCTGTATTGAAAACTCAAGCCTTGACGACCCGGCTTCATTGAATACTGAGGTTGATTAGTTACAACATAGTATGGTGTATTAATCGTTTGGTCTTGTGCAGTAATGTAGAACAAGTTATCAGTGTATGCATAGAATAATTGACCTTCAGGATATTCATATTTTACTACTTCAATCTGTGTCTTAGTTGCATAGGAATAAACAACGTCACTTGATGATATCAATTGATAGCGTGATAAATTAACCGCGTCTTGTAATAATTCAAAGAAGGTGTAGATACCAATGTTTGAATTACCATTTGTGTAACCAGTAACTTCCAAAAAGAAATCAGGGTTGCTAACAATAGTTCTATCGTTAACATCAATACTAGCAACTTCAACTTCAAAATCGTTTACATAGCCGTCACTCTCAACAGTTTGTCCAATAATACTAACCGGAATAGCATTAGCTAACGGGTAGTTACTACCTGGTTGTGTGTTCGTTATTAATACTTTAACAAAGTCTTGCAGTACTTTTCCACTGAACGGATCATAAACTAATTTACCTGTTTCAAATGTGAAACGTGTGTCAGCTACACTACCAAAGTAGTATGCCAATGAACGATATGATACACTGTAACGGTTACTACCTAAACTTAAAAAGTTAACAAAATAATTAGTTGCATTGTATGCACCTATACTCCAACGATCTTGTGAGACAGTTAAACTGTTGTTGAATATTAAACTAAAACTTTGATTCAATTCCATTCTAACAATACATTCTTGTAATACGATATTAGGCAATGAATTATCAAATGCCGGTAATACAGTAGAAACAATTGCACCTTGTGGTACATAACCATTTAATGTGACGGGACCAGTACCATTACTGAATGCTCCTTCACCGTTATTGTACCCATCGCCTACCACACTTAACACAGTAGTCCAAATGTATGTTGGATTTGAAGGGCCAGCAATACCTGCAACTAATCGATTATTTGAATCAAAATAATAACCACTAGGGGCGATAAATTTAATCATGGCACCTTTAGTTACATATTTCATATTGTAAGTAGAGTATGTGCCTACTGGAATAGGAACGTTATCACTGCCGCTTATGTTGAAAAAATAACCAGTTAAACTACTAGCATCAACTGTTTCTTCTTGCCAAAATACAGTACCATCACCTGATGCCGCATTAACAGGGTAGCGGGTGTAATTTTGTATATAATATTGTCTTGCTCTTATTTTTTGTTGAAGATTTGATTCAGAACCTAAAATAGCGGCTAATGTGTCTGTTAAGAATGTAACAATATCACCAGATGAATTGATAGTTAATAACTCATTACCGTTTGTAGCATTCTGATACATGCCTCCGTCACTTGAAAAACTATTAGAGCTGGAGTATTTTCCGGTAGGATCTAAAAGGTCTAAGTTCTTTGATACACCCACTGAACTGCGATTAATAGCTTTGCTTTTAATAATTGAACTGTATAATGTATATGGGAAATTGTTGTAATCTTCACCATTAACCATTCTGTTCTGGGTGTAGTAGCGAGAAGGGGCACGTTGTTTAATATTTGCTAAAGTTTCTCTTGCTTGTGCATTCGACACTGGTAATTGTAATTCTAATCCTAATGTAAGTGTTTCTGTTCGTCCTACTCTACTAATATAACTTATTGTAACCGATAGATTCTGCATTTCAGTTGGATCAATAGTGTATGTCAATGCATTACCTGCACGAACATACGATCTAAATGTTCCAACTGGAATCTCGGAAAATACTCCATCACCAAAAGTGTAACTCACTTGGTCATTAAATCTAGAAGCAACACTGAATATTCTACGAACACTACTTTCTGTTTGTAAGTAAGCGTCTGCATAAACATTCTCTACTTGCTTCCATAGAGTTCTTGTAACAGTTGAACTGTTATCTGTACTTAATTGATACAACCATGTATCAGTATTGTTAACACCTTGAATATCACCAATATCAACTACTTGGTTAGATATTTGTTGTGCTAAATTGAAATCAAAGTTCTGTAAATCACCTTGTTTAAAGTAAAAGAAGAAGCCTGTGTTTGGGCTACCGTAACCTAATTTGTCGTTACGATACAACATGTTCATTTTACCACTAGGCGCCGGTGGAATTTCGTAAACATAATCTTCACCTAAACTAGTTGCGCTAACTAGTTCAAAGTTCATTGTTTGATTATCGACTGTACTAGTGAATGGAACGATAGGTAAGTTAGCAGGAGGAATATTAATAGCATACTCGTCTGTTTTAATACCTAAAATTTGAGCACTATTGCCCGGACGACCAACACGCTGACTATTAATCAATGTAGCATTGATGATTGTATTAAATTGTTCTAACCAATTGATGTTTGCAGGATCATTCCATAATATAGTTTGGTTACTTAAGTTGTAGCCATTCAAATCAGTAATGTTTTCACTTGTTTGAATACTTACTACTTTGATATATCCTTGGCCTGCTAAGTTACGTTTAGCAGTGTAACTAACTAAGTTGGCAAGTTTAATAACACTGTCTCTGCGTTCAGCAGTATCAATGAAGTTTTCACGTGCATTCAAATCGCTACGGAATGCAAGACCTTGACCCATAAACGCAATAACGTCTAGTAGGGCGATAAACTCACTAGATTCAATGTAATCGTTGTATGTTTCAGGATAGTAAACACGTAGGTAATCTATGAAACTTTTACGCAATGTTTCATAATCATATGAACGGAAATCGGCTTCACGGAAAGTTTGATAGATTGCTTTCCAATCGTTAACGCCAAATAATGCTGATTGTCTTGAACTTGTAGCCATGGTATGTTCTCTTTTATGTATTTATCATAAATGAAAACACCACTTTTGTAAGATATTACTGAATGAGTGCTTGATTCGTGGTATTATTAAAGAAAACACTTAGTATTTGTGCATTATTGAATGGTGTTACTGCCATCTCAACTTCAATTAATATGCCGTTTTCTTGGGGGTATGCGCTAACAGTATTAACTATCATTCTTGGGTCTTGATTAGCGACTCGTCTAATTTCAGTCTCTAACATGTTCTGGACATCAAACGTGTTTGGTTCAAAAACAAATGACCAAAGAGTAGTACCATAGCCCGGATTACCAACCTTCTGTCCTTGTTGAATATTCAGTGCATTTAAAAAGTCTTGTATGACTAATTGTTCATCAACTAATCTAAACTTTTTACCAGGAATAACCGATTGAGTAACTGATCCTACTCCACCTGCAATGCCCGCTGGCAGATTAGTTGATTTGGGCTTATTAGCGTTAATTGTACTGAATCCTATGTATGTTGGCATATTTGACCTCTACTATATTTATGTTATGGTTATCTTTGCAATCTGTGCTTGCTGTAATGATTTTAATTTAGAATCCACTTCAGTTAGATTTTCTTTAATAGAAGTATGAGCACTTTCTAAACTAGCAATTGTAGGATCGCCCTGTGGTAATGAATTTTTGGCTGTATCTAATGCTGTTTTAGCTTCGCTAGCTGACTGCTGTAGTTCTGAACTTTGACTAGATAGTTTTTCTATTTCTGCAACAGCTTTAGCTTCAGCGGCAGCTAGTAAACTTTCACCTTCAGTATTACCTGTTGTTGCAGGGTTTCCACTAAAGTTTGGCATTGGTATCTTAGCATCACCTAATACACTAGTTATTTGAGATGTTAGTTCGCTACGGTCATTTGTATTAATTGCAATTGTAGGCAACTTAATTGGAACTGCGCCACCTGAACTCATTGAGCTAATAGCTGAGTTTAGTTGTGCGGCCGCGGCTGCTGGCAATCCTGCACTTGCTAATGATGCCAATGATGTTTTACCACTCTTTAAATCATCTAACCCTTTAGTTAAACCACTTGCAATATTTGTTGCGGCATTTAATGCACCAGACGAGGCTAGTGGATTTATTGAAGTTAAATTGCTCAACCCTTGAGTTGCAATTGCGGCTGTATTGATTAGTCCAGTTACTGCTGAAACGCCCGGTACAGTATTAACTGCACCAATTGCATTGTCAACAATAGATGCTACTGTTTTCTCTCCGCCAGGTAATGCATTTAAGCCGGATGCTAGTCCTGGAGTAGCACCTAATGTAGATTTGATTAGATTGGTTGCTGATCCTACTACCCCACTAACTGCTCCGGTCACTGAGTTAATTGCACCTGTTACTGAACTTAATGCCCCGCCGGTTACTGAATTAATTGCACCTGTTACTGCACTTAATGCCCCTGTTAGTGGGTTAGCAGATGCCGGAGCCTGAGCGGCTGCTTGTGCTTTTTCTGTAATATCTTTAATGTTCTGAGGTACCCCTGCTTTTAATGTCGGGAATGCACCAGTTATTGCGGCAAATGCACTGCCTGCTACACCTTTAGCACTATCTAATAATCCTGCTATTCCACCTATAGCTCCTTTAGCCATGCCACCCAATGCGCCTGCAATACTGCTTAATCCACCTGTTACAGTACTTGCTAAATTGCCTGCAAAGTTACCAGCAGACACTAAACTACTAGCTGAACCTAATACACTATTCAATGCCCCTGATGCCGCGCCTGTAATACTAGAGACTGCACTTAATGCTGAATTGGCCGCGTTCTTAACAAAATTAACAGTATTAGCTACACCTGCTGTGGCTGCTGACATTACCAAACCAGCAATTTGTGTTCCTGATTCTTTTCCTGTTATTAAACCATTGTTGGTTAATGCTGTTTGTGCTTTTTGTAATGTAACGACCTGTGCCGCACATTGTGCTGTTGTATTGCTAATATATGCTTGTAAGTTTTCTGCTCCAGGCATACCTGTAAACAAGTTGCTGGTCATAGCTTCCTCTACTGTTTTACCATCGGCAACTAATTTTGCAATCAATTTGGCTGATCCAGGCTTTAATATGCCTGCTTGTTCCATTTGCTCTGGACTTTGTGCCAGTGCGCCCACACATGCCACTTTACCTGCTGCCGTTTCCACAACTCCGGCACCTGCTCTAACTGCGGCCGCTGCCGGTCCAGTTGCGGCTAATGTTGACATTTGACCTACCATTGTACCAGTTGTATTCTTGTCTAATG